CTCGGGCCACTTGTCAGGCTTTGTAGCCCAATAGTGAGGACAGTTGGGATGATAGGGCGGCGGGTTGGACTGGGCAACCGCGAGCGGTACTTCCTCGCGATTGATCCAACCTTGACAAACTGGGCAAACTGCCTTCCCAGGGAGCAAGCGCGCTGCACCGCCTCTGCCATTGTGTGCATAAAATTCCTGTTGAGCCAGGGATCGCGCGGTACCGTCCGAGTCCATTGCGATCTGTGCAGACTTCCAGCTGTTACGCCGCGCATCCCAGGCGCGGAGCTGCGAGGCATAGACATTCCGGTTCGCCTTGGGAGCGTTCGACTTGATCTGCACAACCTGTGCTGCCAGGTCGTAGTTGAATGTGGCGACAATCGAGTCAGCCTTGGCTCGCGCAGTTTCGTTAAGCTGCGAGAGGATAGGCGAGTTGTTCAAGCGCCCGGATCGACTCGGACAACCAATCCGATTTGCCTGGATGCTCAGTTCGTCCTCAAATGCGCGCCGCATAGAGCGAGTCAGCTCTAGTGCTAAAGCGTCACGGTCGTATTGGTCCATCCGCACAGCCAAATGAACTAGCTTCTGCACATCAGAAAGTTGATCGGTAAGTGCTTGCCAGTCACGGAGCTCCACCAGTGGGAGTGTATTCATAATTCCTCCGGTTCAGCGGTACCGAGCGCTTTAGCCCATTCCTCTGCTGTGATCGCGCGGAGCCGAGCGAAGTTGTCACTTAGGAGAACCTTGTGCTGCAGCGCGAGTTCACGGGTGGTTTTTTTGGTCATCTTGGCGCGCCGCTTTCTGTCCAGCTTGTCCTGTTTGGTCGGCATTACTCCACCTCCGGATCGAAGGTTCGCGAGCAACTCGCGCAAACGAGAAGGTTCTTGTGACCAGGGAAACGCAGAGCAGTGGTACCGTCGCAGAGTGGACAAGGATATTGGACCGATTCGGCAGAATGCGATTCGCCTAATTCGGTAGCGGGGAAGGGGACAGGGCGATCCTCGTCCCCATCATTGTCCCCATCATCGTCCTCGTCCTCGTCCTCGTCTCCTGGGTCCCATTCGGTATCCACGCCGAACGCTTCATCAGCTGCCACTTCGCTTACATCAGCAACACCGAGCGCTTGGAGGACAATGCGCCAGACGTTAGCAGTAATGATTTTGATCGTATTGTCAGGGATTGCACCCAGCTCGGCAAGCGGTACGAGGGTGTCTCGGTAGAGCGCGCTGATCGATTTTGACAAACTGTCCAAGTCCACCTCGACTAGCCGATCTGTACTAACGCGCGCATCGTAATTCTTGAATGTAATGCCCGTGGCCCGTTCGTGAGCCTTCAAGACTATCTTTACCATAATCTTGAATTGAGAGGACCAGAACAACTGGTAGCGGCTCCATTGCATTTGCAGTGGCCGCTCCATTGCAGTTGCGGTTGCGAGCCGGTAAGCGTCACCTGCACCGGCGTAGTGTGGAAAGAGTCCGAGCGCCAAGTTTGCCATTAGGAACAGTGCCTCTCCATCCATTTTAGCATCAGACGCGCCCGTTGTCAAGGGCATTCTGGCGAGATCAACTGCATCGTTTTGAATAAAAGTCGATCCGGCTGCAGCTGCAGGATTAGTTTCGTAGCTACCTCCGCTGCCTGAGGTTTGCAGAGTGCTGGCAAGGCGTTGTTTGATCGCATCGGTGGCGCGCGAACCGCCTTTGTGCTTAAGGGTATTAACGTACATCGCCACAGCTGATGCGACGGTAGCGCGATCTTCTCGAAAGCGCTTGTGAGCTCGTGACCAGGGTGCTGCACTGGTGGTGAGAGGCCAGCCGCGCAAACTGATAGAGCTGGAGGTGTTGCGTTGTGGGCGTTTGAGATTATGCGCAACATGCTGGACTACCGCGTAGGTGTAGCGGTTCTCCTCGGTGGCGTCGAGAGTTGTGCGCGCGCCCAAGGGCAGCGAGACAGAATTGAGCGCTTCAGGATCAGAGTAGTAAACCTGCCAGTCAGGATAATAGAGCGTCTGCAGCTCGCCATCCTCCTGGTATTGGCGCTTGTACCAGAGTTTGGTGCTCGCGTCGCCTGGAGCGGTTACAATCTCGCTAATCTCTTCGGTGGGGATGATGCGAATAGTCGGGAAGCCATCAACGCCGATAAAATAGACCTTGAAAATCTCACCGTCGACCAGGGTATCATTTGACAAGTGCGCGAGTTTGTCATCAGCCAGCACCGCACTGTTGCGGTCATCCTGCCAGAAGAGATCGAAGATCAGTGCAGCGGCCTCGTCCACGGGTTCGATCTCAATTGTCTCACCAAACCCGTAGTTGGTCCAGGTGTTGATAGCCCATTGCGTAATGACATCGTACTTGAATAGACGACGGCCCTCCTCAACCGCGCGGAGTCGCTCTGCGGCTGTATCGCGACCGTAACCGAGCAAGTCCCCGCCAATAATCTCGTAACCCAGCTGGCCGATGTACAAGTCTAGAAGCTGCGAGTCGACCTCGGCTAGTTGCCGGTGCAAGGTGCTAGGCGGGATGACATAGGGACCGTCCAGGTAAGCGTCGTGAAGGATGCTGACACTCTCTTGGAGCCGGTCGAGCTCCGCGCCCATCAGGCGCGCTCCGATTTTGTTCAGTATGGTTGGCATATCTACTCCCTTCCGCGATTGTTAAGAATTTCGCCCCCAAGTAAAGCACAAGTAAGGATACTTGTAGTTTACCAGGGCGAGAAATTCTGAGAATTTTGAGCTCAAGTAAGCTGCAAGTATATCATACTTGAGGTTTACTTGGGCCAAAAATTCTGAGAATTTCACCCTCAAGTAAAGCGCAAGTATATCATACTTGAGGTTTACTGCACGAGAAAATTCTGAGAATTTTGAGCTCAAGTAAACCATGAGTATATATCAGTTGATCGATACCCGGTCTGGCAAGGAATCACCAGCGATGCTCGCAGATTCTCCCTCGTAAAAATTCACGCCCAGGATATCTCCCAGCGGCAGCTCCTCACCCAGGGAGTTGTAGAAGAATATCGGCGTGTCGCGCTTGACTCCCGCGGCGCACAGTTGCTCTAGCCTTTCGATCAGCTCGCCCACGGTCACGGTGGCAGGCATCAGAGTACCCGTTTTAGGACCACTGACCAGCAGTAGCCACCCAGGACTTTGGCGATGAATTGTCCACAGATGACCAGGACCAACGGAGGCCAGCCAAAGGCGATCAGGGGGAAGAAAAGGGAATCGGCAAATGCTGAAGCCAAGTTGGCTCCGTTGATACGCTGAGTCAGGGACCTGTGAGCTAGGCGAGTGTGAGTCCAGGTGCCAGCCAGGAGCGCTGCAGCCATTCCTACTCCAGAGCCAATTACGAGCTGCAGAGTATCTCGGTTAATCAGGAGCGAGCCCAGGCAACCGAGCGCGGTCAAGGCGATCATGTTGCGGGTCAGGTGTCCTGGCCCCCAGCACTCCTGGAGGAATCCGCGCGTGGTCATTCCTAGTCCGACTAGGAAAAAGGCGGTTACGATGCTGATGTTAGGACCGATCTGTTGAACGAGAAGATTTGCTCCGGTCACAGCGAACACGAAGATGAAAACGAGAATGATCGCGCGATTTTGCAAGTTGTGATCCGGAGGAGTCTTGGGCGAGCGTTGTTGGTTCATGTGGTTTTGTACTCCCAGGCTTAGGTTTAGGTTTAGGTTTAGTAAGCGTCGGTTATGCTCAGTGGCATATAAACGATTTGCTGTGTCTCAGTCGACGTGGTTAGCCAGGCGACAATGTAGCGCAAGGCGTCAAGCGCATGGTAATCATTCTTGTTGGCGATCTCTTCGGTGGGCTCCCCGTCGACTAGTTTGCGCCGATAATCACCTAGCTCCGAAACAAGGTTCTCGCACGAGTCGAAAACATATAGGCGATCGTCGCGCAAGAGTTGTTGGATCTTGTCTATCCCGGCCCACACATCGGAGATCGGCGGTTCCTGCAATGGGATCCCTGCACCCTGAAAATCAGCACGCTGCTGGCGCTCCGATTTGGCTCCACCGACATAGGCGAAAATATTCTCAGTACGTTCGGCAGCGCGAATTCCCGCAACGTGTTGGGGGGTGGTGATTCCAAACTCGGCATAGTATTCACGATAGACAAATACATTGAGAGTCTCTGGATCAACTGCGAGCCATAGAGCACAAACGTAGGCACCGAGCGGATCGATACCCACAAAGCGCGGCCAGGTATGAGGGATCTCAAACGCTTCGACCTTGTGCTTGTCGTCGTCGTACACATTGAATATCGCTCCCTCTGGAGGAGCCCATAGCCCGTGGAAGAGACGGAGCAAGCGCGAGCCGGTTAGGGTTTTGAGCCGCGCGATCGTACGCTCACCCTGGGGCGTGAGGTGCCCTGCCTTGGGGTGAGGATACTGATAATAGAGAGTAGGATTATCTTTGTGCGTGGTGGGGATTAGTTTGAGAGTACTGCGAGCTCGCGAGACGATCCAATGTGTGTGCGAGCTCGGATTGCAATCGCCAATTAATTGAGGGTTCGGGACAGTCCCGGCGCGCCCCGTGACGCGCGTGGTCAAGGTTTCCCAGTCCACGAGGGAGGTTTCCTCGGCCTGATTGACATAGATAATATCATGCTCCGCGGAGAGAACCTTGCCAGGCTTGTCGAGCCCGGCGATCCAGATGCGCGAGTTGGTGGCTTTGTAATGGAAGAAGCTGGGCCGCTCCCCACCGAACGGATGCACCGTTGTCTCGTACTCGTCACCCAGGACCTTTTTAATGTAGGTGCGCAATACCGTGGAGTAGGTGTCGGTGAGCTGTTTGCGAGCGATAACGAATGAAGCGTCATGATAGTAGGAAGCCTTGAGGTGCAGTTGCTCCAAAATGCCGCGAGTCTTGCCGGTTTCGGCGGGACCGGAAAGCATAATCTCCGATGCCCAGTAACATTCAAAGAATTCACGGATCGCTCCGTAGGGAGTGTACCCACCCGGTACGCCAGCCTCGGCGCTGCGGATTGTGTATTCTATGCTAGTCATCAGGGGGCGCTCCGGGAGGGAGTAGGACCTTGGACAAGTCTACTCCACCAACTATGCGAACCACGCTCTGCACATCGGATTGTAATTCGACTCGGTCGCTGTACTTTTCCCTTCTGTGCGCCTTGAGGAGAAACATCAGGAGCCGATCCGAGTCCTGAGTGATCGCGCGCCGCCAAGCTTCTCCTTCGAGGATGTCACAGGCGTTCTCCAGAGCCTCGTCCCAGTCAGCTGCAAAAGTTGCGAATCTCTTGCGCCAATTGTACGCGGTTCTCCGGGGAACGCCTGCGGCCTCGCATGCCGCGCGCACATTGCCGGTGTCCCCCAGGCGATCCAGAAACCGAGCCATGCGCTTGCGGTTCGACGCTAAACTACCGTGGGCGAATTCACCCCGCTCAGGGACAGCTGGAGGATTTGCGGCGAGTGTGCCATTTGGTGCATCGCCAGCGACGGTTGTAACCTCCCTCGCATTGTTAGTTTTACCTTTCTTGGACACAAGTTCACCAT